ACCCATGAACACGAAGGGGCACCATATGACTGACTGGCCTGGGGTGGGCGATTCCGCACCCTATTTCTGGACGGGCTCGGCTGGGATCATGGGCCGGCTCATGTACCATGCGCGCCAGGTGCAGGCGGGGAAACGGAAGCCCTATTCGTGGGCGTTGCTGTTCGACCTCCCCATCGCGCTGGCGATGGGCTGGCTGATCTACGGGCTGTGCGTCTGGCTGGCGCTCGGCCCAGAACCGACGATCTCCATGTCGATCGGCGGTGGCTATCTCGGGCCATGGGTCGTCGACCGCCTCTTTGCCCTGCTGGCTGACAAGTATTTCGGCAAGGACAAGGCGGCATGACGACGGCCATTCCCCCGGCCTATCTCTGGCTGCTCGCGCAGGAACCGCTGCCCCGCATGGTTTCCGAGGCGCTGAAGCTGTTCGGCACGGTCGAGACGCCGGGACGCGCCGACAACCCGACAATTATGGGCTGGGCCACCGAGATCGGCGTCACGCGCATCTATTCGGCCGACGAGGTGCCATGGTGCGGCTTGTTCATGGGTGTGGTTGCTAAGCGTGCCGGGAAAGTCCTGCCGCCAACGCCGCTGTGGGCGCGCGACTGGCTCAACTTCGGCAGGAAGCTGCGCGACGGCGAACGCGCATCGCTCGGTGACGTGCTCATCTTCGGACGGAACGGCGGCGGCGGGCATGTCGGGCTGTACGTCGGCGAGGATGCCGGCGCCTTCCACGTCCTTGGCGGTAACCAGTCGGATCGCGTCTGCATAACCCGGATCACAAAGGGTCGACTGCTGGGCGTGCGCAGGCCGATCTACCAGCTGCAGCCGGCGACGGTGAAGCCACACCGGCTCGCCCCAACTGGCGGGGTGTCCAACAATGAGGCTTGAAGGGAGTAATTATCAATGACCGAGGGCGATCGCGAATTTGAGCGCAACTTCCCGGGCAGGTCAGCACTCGACATCTTTCCTATGGATGGAACGGAAGCCGCATGTCCGCGCTGCGATCTGCAGTTCAACAAGCTGCTGCACCTGTTCTGCCAGCATCGTTATTGTCCGCCTCGCGAGCGAGGGGCCGAAGATCTGCGGCGTTGCCGCGATAACCCGAAGGAGGAGTAGTGCAATGACAGGTGAAGCAGTTGCGGGCGTAGTCCGCGCCATCCTAGCCGCGCTGGGCGGCTATCTCGTCGGCAAGGGCGTGATCGACAACGAGACGGCGAATAACCTCGCCGGCGCCGCGGTCGTGATCGTTACTGGCGTCTGGTCGATCCTCAACAAGAAGAAGCTGACCCAGGGCTGATATGCCGGCTTGGCTAACCAAATTGATCGGGAGCGGGGTTGTCGCCTCGCTCCTGATCGCCATGCTGCAATGGGCCTGGACGCGCGCAGAGGACAGCGGATACGCCAAGGCGCAAGTGCTGTGGGAAAAGCGCGTGGCCGATGCCGAGCGCGCCAACCTGCAACTGCAGGCCCGCATCGAAGGGCGCACCATCGCCGCGCTCGATAGCTACATTCGCGGGCAGACCGAGCTTCGGCCGATCGAGGCTGCCTCGCACAAGACGGTAATGATCTATGCGCAGACACCTGCTGGCCGTGCCCCTTGCCTTGCTCCTGACCGCGTGCATGGGATCGAAGGCCTTGCCGCCACCCTCGGCCTTGCCGGCGACACCGACACTGCGGGACCCGCCGGAAACGGTGCGGACGCCCTGCGGCCTGACTGAGTGGGAGCGCGGCGAGGATGGATCGTTGAACTCGGCCCAGGCCGAGGCGGCTATCCGTGGGCTGCTGTTCGACCTGCGGGCCTGCGATGACAAGCGGCAACTGGCTGTGGACGCTTGGCCGAAGGTCGCCGATTAGGGCGCGGGGTAATCTGTACCGGCTCCCGCTTCCAAGACCGGAGAGGCGTGCTCAGGTCCAAGCCCTCGCTGGTGCGCATCGCGGTCTGCCTCCGCACCACTTCGCCGGTCGCGATCCAGCGAGGCAGGTGCCGCCTCAGCCCGATGCTTTCACAGAGCGGGAACGGCAAAACACATACCATTCCGCGCAGCATCAGGCAACCTGAGGCGAGGTTGTAAGCTGCCCGGGGGTCTGGTATAGCCGCGGCAGACAGAGACGCACGTCCCCGCCGATGTGCTGCTGCGAGGCAACAGGGCGGTGTGACAATGGCGTTCTCGGGGACAGTCTCTCAGACTACATTCACCACACGGTCGCTGATCGATCGGGCGTTCGGCAGGTGCCGGATCAAGCCCGAGATGATCAGCGCCGAGTACATCGCAATCGCCAAGGACAATCTCTACCTCCTGCTGTCCGATCTATCTAACCAAGGCGCGCCGCTGTGGTGCCTCGAAAAACAGATATATCCGCTCTACGAAGGTGTTGGTGCAGTCACCTTGGACGTCGGCACGGTTGACGTGATGAACAGCAATTTGCGTTGGCTGCAGCAGGTCACAGGCACCAACACTGACGCATCGACCTACCGCATCATTGATTTTACCAGCGCCACGGTCGTTTCGACGGTCGGCATCCTGTGGAGCGCGGCCTCGGTGCCGCTGGCTTTCGCGCGATCCGACGATGGCTCCACGTGGGAGACTATCCAGACCGAGACGCCAAGCGCATCGGCGGGGCAACGCACATGGTACGATCTCGATAGCGCGGTAGCCGCGCGGTACTTCCGTGTCCTCGCTACGAGCGGAACGCTCGGTTTCGGCGAGATATACACGGGCAACACCCCTAGCGAGATACCCCTCGCGCGGCTCAATCGCGACGACTACACGTACCTGCCGAACAAGGTGTTCCAGTCCAATCGGCCGTTGCAGTTCTGGTTCGATCGCCAGATTACGCAGCCGGTCATGCGGCTATGGCCTATCCCCAACGCGGCAGCGGAGACGTCGCAAGTGGTTGTGTGGCGGCAGCGGTACATCATGGACGTCGGGTCCCTCGTGCAAGAGGTCGAGGTTCCGCAGCGTTGGTATCAAGCCATCGTCTCGATGCTCGCCATGCGCCTTGCGTATGAGATCGACGAGGTTGACCCCAACCTTATGCTTCCGCTCAAGTCCCAAGCAGACGAGGATCTCTACAAGGCCCAGGCCGAAGAACGCGACAACTCGCCGTTCAACGTCATGCCTCAGATCGGCGCGTACACGAGGTAGACCATGGGCAAGTGGCTTAACACACGCGGCAGACCATCTCTCGCAATCGGGGTCTGCGGGCGCTGCAACCGCAAATTTCCGATTAACGACTTGCGCCCGGATCCGAATATCCCGGCGCTTATGGTTTGCGACAAGGACCGCGACCAGTTCGATCCGTATCGACTGCCGGCGAGGCAGACCGAAAATATCACACTTCGTTTTCCGCGTCCTGATGTGTCCGTAGCGACCGATCCCGCAGGCGCCATAACGCAAGACGGGGACCAGTTCCTCGTGACAGAGGACGGCGATGAATACCTTGAATTCTAATCCCGGGGTCGCCTGCCCTCGGGGCGTAGCAGCGGTCGGGGTTTTCGCACCCTTTCCCCCGGCCGCTGCTGCGCACTCCGGAGACACCAGCACATGACAGATGTCCCGAGCAACCTGATCCCGACGCGATTGACCTCGTTGCCTGTTTACAGTGGCACCGACACGGACGGCTCGGTTTACTACGTGCTGGCTGGCGGCAGCTACCAGGCGCAGCTATCGACGCTGCTGTCCGGCATCGCAGGTGGCACCGTAACCTCGGTCAACGTATCAGGTGGTACGACCGGGCTGACGTTCACGGGGGGCCCGATCACCACCAGCGGCTCGCTGACTGTCGGCGGCACCCTTAGCGCAGCTAACGGCGGCACCGGGCTGACATCGCTCGGCTCGGGCGTGGCGACGTGGCTCGGAACGCCGACTAGCGCCAACCTCGCGTCGGCGGTGCCGGATGGGACCGGGACAGGAGCGCTGGTATTCGCCAATTCGCCGTCGTTAGTGACGCCGAACCTTGGTACGCCGAGCGCTATCAACCTCGCCAATGCGTCGAACCTGCCCCTTGCCACTGGCGTGACCGGAAATCTCCCGGTTGCGAACCTTAACGGAGGCACTGGCGCATCCGCGGCGACGTATTGGCGCGGCGATGGCACGTGGGCCGCGCCTTCCGGCAGCGGCACGGTCACTTCTGTCGACGTCTCCGGAGGTTCGACGGGGCTGACATTTTCAGGCGGCCCTGTTACGTCCTCAGGCACTATAACCATGGCCGGCACCCTTGCTGCCGGAAACGGCGGAACGGGCCTTTCGTCCCTTGGATCTGGTATAGCGACTTGGCTAGGCACCCCTAGCAGCGCCAACCTGCGCGCAGCTGTAACCGACGAGACTGGCACCGGCTCGCTCGTCTTCGCCACTTCGCCGACATTGGTGACACCGAACCTAGGTACGCCGAGCGCCCTTACGTTGACGAACGCCACCGGTCTTCCGCTTTCGACCGGTGTCACGGGCAACTTGCCCGTTAGCAATCTCAACAGCGGCACGAGCGCGTCGACTTCTACCTTCTGGCGGGGTGACGGGACCTGGGCGACCCCCTCGCCGGGCTGGGTCCAGATAGCCTCGACCACAACGACCGGCGCGGGACCGTGGGCGTTCACATCGATCCCCGGCACGTATTCAAATCTCGCGGTTCGTCTGTCGGTCGTATGCGATTCCACTACGACAACCCTTTCGCTCAACATATCGGACGACAACGGATCGACCTATTCGGGCAATTTCCCGATAACTGCGAGCGGGTCGTCCAAAACGTGGCAAGGGTCTGTGTTCATCCCCGGCTACCTGGGTGATCTAGGGCTTTTCGTAGCCGCGTTAGACGACGACGGCGGGACGCCTCCTTATGTGGGCCCGCCGTCTGCTACCAATCGCGAGTACGCTTGGTACACAACCGGTGGCATAGACGCGCTCAGGATTATCACGTCGGCCGGAAATCTCACTACGGTTAATATCTCTCTGTGGGGGCAGTGATGGGTGTAAACATTGATTGCGGCACAGGACAGGAGACAATCGTCGCCAACAACGTCTCGTTGCCAGAGAGAAAGTTGGCGCTGGTGGATGTCATCAAAGGCATACGAGACGCCAAGATATCAGGAGGCGTTACGGTCGCTAATGTGGGCGTGTTCGATTCCGACGAGGCTGCGCGCCTGAATATAACCGGCGCGGTTGTCATGGCGCAGGTCGCGCTGGCGACCAACGCGCCGTTCCTCATGTCGTGGAAACTGGCGGACAACAGTCTGACGACACTGAACGCGCAGGCGATGGTGCTGGTAGGGGTCTCTGTTGGCACGCATGTAGCGGCTTGCCACGCGAATGCGCAGGCACTCGCCGTTTCCGTTCAGGAAGCCGAGGATCACGATGCACTGGACGCCATAGACCTCAGCGAAGGCTGGCCGGCGTGAGGGACGGATCAACGGCCCAGCGCGGCACAGGCGCGGAGGAAGCAGCACAATGAGCATGACCTTTGCCACCCTGCAGGACGACGTGAAGCGCTACCTTGAGCGTGGCAGTTCGGCGGCGCAGGACCCGGTGTTCATCGCGCAGTTGCCGAGCTTGATCAATTTTGCCGAGCGCCGCATCGCGCAGGAACTCAAGATCGAGGGTTTCATCAACGTCGTGACGGGCAATTTCACGATCGGCGAGCCGGTCCTGTCCAAGCCGGACCGTTGGCGCGACACCGTGTCGTGGGCTGTCGGGACGGGCACGGGGTACAACACGCGGCAGCAGCTCTACACTCGAGCCTACGAATATCTTGGCTTGTATTGGCCGGATCGGACCGCAACCGACACGCCGGAGTTCTACGCGGACTACGATTCGACGCACTGGCTTGTAGCCCCTACGCCGGACGTCGAGTACCCCTTTGAGATTCTCTACTACGAACTGCCGCAACTGCTCAGCGACAGTGTCCAGACCAACTGGATTACGGAATACGCGCCGCAATTGCTGCTTTATGCGACGCTGTTGGAGGCCGCGCCGTTCCTCAAGAACGACGAGCGCATATCGATCTGGCAAGCGATGTATGATCGCTCGGCTGCAACTCTCAACGGCGAAGATATCGCCAAGATTTTGGACCGCGCGGCGGTTCGCAAGGAGGCTTAAATGAGCTTCGTCAACGTCTTCGGTGGCACCGTCATCTACCCGTCCGATGTCAGCCTGGCCGCCTACGAACTGGACGACGACATCGTCCTGAGCTGGCCGCTCGACGCAATGAGCGGGCCTAACGTGACAGCACGCATCATCGACCTGACGACTACCGGCTCCGGATTCTCGGTGACACTGCCGCCGGCAGACGAAACCGGCATCGGCCAGACGATCCTGTTCAACAACCTCGGACCGGACGATGTCGACATCCTCGACAACGACGGCGGCACCGTACTCGCCATATCGGCGGGCGAGCAGTGGCAGATTTATCTGTCCGACAACTCCACGGCCGAGGGTACGTGGCAGACGTTCCGCTACGGCGCGTCCACCGCGCAAGCACAGGCATCCTCTCTCGCGGGTGAGGGGCTTGTGGCGATTGGCTCGTATCTCGCGCAGGCGGTCGAGACGTCGACGATCAGTTCCACCCCCTACGCTCTCACAGGCACCGATCGAGCGGCCTTCTACGTCTGGACCGGCGCCCTTGGCACGATCAATCTGCTCGCAGCAGCGACGGCGGGGAACAACTGGTTCGTCAATGTCCGGAACGGTGGTACAGGAGACCTGACGCTCGAGCCGTCGGGGTCCGAGACCATCAACGACCAGTCCAACATCACGCTGCAGCCTGGTGACAGCGCGGTTGTCGTGACCAACGGCGTCGAATGGTGGACGATCGGTCTCGGTAAGCAGGCCATTTTCGCTTTCGACTACACGATCGTCGACGTTGATGGGCTGAGCGGAACTTACACGCTCAGCGGCTCGGAACTGAACCGCATCTCATACAAGTTCACCGGCGCACTCGCCAATGACCTCACGGTCGTTGTGCCAGCGACGCTGCAGCAATACTGGGTCAACAACGCCACTACCGGCGGCTATTTGTTCGCGCTCAAGGCGGACGGAGGGGCGACCACGACCAACGTGGACGAGGGCACGCGCGGCATCTACTACTGCGACGGTTCCGAGGTCATCAAGGCAGACACCACTTCAGGCGTTCCGCTCCCCTTGGCGGTCGCAGATGGGGGCACCGGTTCGACTTCCGCGGCCGGCGCGCGTACCAACCTGTCCGCAGCCAAGAACGGCGCCAATAGCGACATTACCGCGCTCACTGGCCTGACGACGCCACTCAGCGTTGCCCAGGGCGGCACGGGATCGGCGACTGCTGCAGGCGCGCGCACCAATCTCAGCGCGGCCGCCTCAGGCGCCAACAGCGATATCACTGCGCTTTCGGCCCTAGGCGCGGGATCGGTTTCCGCGCCTTCCATATCGAAATCGGGTGATTCCAACACCGGCATATATTTTCCAGGGGCCGATCAGATAGCCATAACCCTCGGAGGGAACCTGTCGGCCTTTATCGGAAATTCCAATTCATCCACCTCGTTTGGTTACGATGCTGGTTTCGTCAACAGCGGCGCTAACGTCGTTATAGGTTTCGAGGCTGGGCACGACCTTATAAGCGGGTCCAACAATGTCTTGATCGGCTTTCAGTCGTGCTACGGCATTACTACAGCCAGCAACAATACCGTCATCGGCTACAACAGCGGCACGGAAGACGGCACGGGATGCGTCATAATCGGCTGCGAGGCTTCCTCCAACGGCGACGCCGTGAACAACACCGTCATTGGCTATTCTGCGTCAGCGCAGGCCAACGGCCTAGACAATGCTGAAGAATGCGTCGTCGTAGGCCATGGCGCCAGCTTGGGCGCCCCGGGCGGCGGCGTACAGAACACCGTGGTGGGTGCTTCGGCCGAAGCATCAGGAACGGCGACAAACGCAACCGTTATCGGCTATAATGCGTCGAATAGCGGCAGTAACGAAGTCACCCTGGGTAACAGTTCGGTGGCCACGCTGCGCTGTCAGGTTACTTCCATAACTTCGCTTTCGGACGAGCGTGACAAGACCAACATCCAGGTTCTGCCCGCGGGTATGGACCTGGAGTTTATCAATGCTCTGCGCCCTGTCGCCTTCGACTGGAACATGCGCGACGGTGGCAAGGTTGGAATTCCGGACATCGGGTTCATCGCGCAGGAACTGCAAGCCGCGCAGGAGCAGGTCGGCGTCCATGTCCCGAACCTGGTGTTCGACGCCAACCCGGAGAAGCTCGAGGCCGCTTACGGGGTGTTGGTCCCCATTCTCGTGCGTTCGATCCAGCAGCTGTCGGAGATGCTCGATTGCGAGAAAGCCGAGCGGCAGAAGCTCGAACGGCGTATTATGACGCTCGAAGACTATGTCTTCTAGCCTTCCCCCGCTCAAAATAGCCTCGCTGCCGGGCGTCAAGCGCGACGGCACTCAGTTCGAGGGGGACCATCACGTTGACGCGCTGTGGGCGCGCTGGCAGCGTGGGCTGCCGCGCAAGATGGGCGGCTTCCGCACGATCAATCGCTATCTGCAAGGGATCGTGCGGACGCTGCACGGTTACACTCGCGATACGCTGACATTCACCCACGCGGCCTCGGCCAACCGGATCGAGCGCTTCACTGTCACCGGCGCCGGCAATTGTTCCGTGATCACGGACCGGACACCATCCACTCTCGACGCCAGCGACCTCAACATGTGGCAGTTCGACAATGTCGCAGATTCGTCGAATGGCACCAACAAGCTGGTAGCGCAGGTTGCCCCCAACCTTGAGTGCGTCTGCAACTCGCTCGGCGGGCAGTTGTTCGTCGGCGATCTGTTCGGCACGTCGGCGCTGACGGAAATCAACATCGGCGCGGGTGGCCTCCCGGCGAACGTGAGTGTCACGGGTGGTGTCGTGGTTCTCCACCCCTACACCTTCATCTTCGGTAACGATGGTTATGTGTGCTGGTCGGTTCCCGGCGACCCCACCGACTATACCAACTCAGGCGCAGGCAACGCCTACGTGACCGGCCAGAAGATCGTGCGCGGGATGCCTCTGCGAGGGGGTCCCGGCAACAGCCCGTCCGGCCTGTTCTGGTCGGCCGACAGCCTCATTCGCGCCAGTTACATAGGCGGCACCCCAGTGTTCCAGTTCGACACCATCTCGGCTCAGAGTTCCATCCTCGGGCCCCAGACGGTGATCGAGTACGACGGTGTCTTTTACTGGGTCGGCACCGACCGGTTTCTCAGCTTCAACGGTGTCGTGCGCGAGGTGCCGAACAACCTCAATTTCAACTGGTTCTTCGATAACCTGAATGCCTCGCAGCGCCAGAAGGTGTTTGCTTTCAAGGTTCCGCGTTACGGGGAAATCTGGTGGTGCTTCCCCTTCGGCACCGCGACCGAATGCACGCACGCGGTGATCTACAACGTCCGTGAAAACACGTGGTACGACACCGAGTTGCCCAACGACGGCCGCGCGGCCGGGCTGTCCCCGTCGATATTCCGCAGGCCGATGTTGTCGGGAGTCGAGCCGCAGGACTACATCGCGACAGAAGCTGTCGTAGACGCAGGCGGCTCGGGCTACGCGGTTGGAGATGTTCTGGAAGTCTCAGGTGGCCTAGGCTCTATCCCGGTCGAATTGACTGTCGCTACCGAAACCGGGGGCGCAATCGACACGGTTACGATCAGCAACGCCGGGCGCTACGAGGTCCTGCCGACTAACCCGGTAGCTGTCACCGCCAAGACCGGATCGGGCGTGGACGCCACATTCGACCTCACCTTCGTGGCGCCTTACAATCTGTGGATCCACGAGAGCGGCACTAACCAGATCGATGGCCAGAACCAGCAGCCAGTGCGCTCGTACTACGAGACCGCCGATCTGATGCTGCCTTTGCTGAATTCGGAACTTCCGGACAAGTGGCTGGTCCTCACGGCGCTGGAGCCCGATTTCGTGCAGAGCGGCGACATGACAGTGACCATCACCGGGCGGGCCAACGCACGCGCGCCGAATGTCGAGGACGCGGCGTTGACCATCCCGGCGACAGCATCGACCGCGTCGGAGCAGATCACGCACTTCAAGACGCAACGCCGTCAACTGCGCTTCCGATTCGAGAGCAACACGATCGATGGTGATTACCAGGCTGGCCAAATCCTTGCGCATTTCGGCTTCGGAGACGGGACGATAACACAATGATCGATCCGCGCGGCCTTGACCTGCTCGACTGGGCGGACAGCGTCATTCTCGAAAAGGGCGACGCTTTCAGCTTCGGACGGCTTGCCGATCCTGCTGGCTGGCAGGATTGGGCCACGGCGTTCGTGATCGCCCAGCCTTTCTCGACACGCGCAGTTCCTGATCCCTACCAGTTCACGGATTGGCGAGAATGGGCTATGCGTAGTTACACAATGCTCGAGGGGCAGGGCTGATGGCCGAGACATCGAATCTTGCAGTCGACACCACCGGTGGCTCCGCGCCTGCGCCTGCTTACGACGCCGAGACACAGGCGTTTATCAAGCAGATCGACGACTACGCGGCCGACATGGCGGGGAAGGGGTACGCTGTCCAGCGCCAGGCGGTTGTCGGGCCAGACGGAATGGACCCGTACAAGGCTTTGATCGCGGCCAACACCGATCCGAGGAACCTCGTCGACGTCGGCTATGCGTTCAAGACCAACAAGGGCAATCCGGCCAAGGTCAAGAACAACCCTACCGGCACAATCTACGCCAACCCCAACTTCCAATACCGGATCACTAACGAGGCCGGAAAGAACAAGGTGCTCTACACCGGCACCGGGATGGAGGGGCTCCAGAATGTCTACGCAATCGCGCAGGAGCTGTCCAAAGAAGGAGGCAAGAAGGCCAACTGGGGCGTAGAGCAGCTCAACCCTGATACCGGCCAGTGGGTGCGGGTATCGGACGACGATCCGGCCAAGAACACCCTTGGAAAGCTCGCCGGGTTCGCGCTGCCTTTGCTCGGGGCATTCGCTTTTCCGGGCCTCGGCATTCTCGGCGGCGCGCTTGGGTCCGCCGCAGGCGCAGCCGCGGGCTCGGCCGCGAGCGGGATCATCAACGGCAAGAGCATCGGTGATATTCTCAAGAATGCCGCCATCACCGGCGGCCTTTCGTTTGCAGGGGGCTCTTTGCTTGGGGGTAGCGGCGGCCTTGGGGGCAATGCCGCGTCCTCTGCGGGGAGCGGTGCCGCCGGCGGCGCGGGGGCAGCGGGGGCCAGCGCCGGCTCTGCGCTGGGTGGCGCTGCCGGCGACATCGTCGTCAATGGTATCCGGACTGGCCTCAGCGCGGCTATTCCCGCCGCGGCTGGTGCTGCCGCAGGCGGCGCGCTGACGTCCGGTGCGCTCAACAGCGGCAGCCCGAGCACGCCGAAGACGGTCGATGAGATCCTCGTCGAGGCCAACAAGCCGCTGGTCAACCCGTCGGGCGTACTCGACGCAGCAACGCTGGCGTCGCTTGGCGTTCCGTTGAACGTCAGCGGCGGCAAGCCGATGTCGCTCTCGGACGTTGCCAACTACCTCAAGCTGGCGTCGCTCGGCGTTGGTATGGTCGGCAACCTGTTCACTGGAAGCGGATCAGGTAAGCAGGGTACGATGCCCGGCGCACTCGGTACGACCAGTCCGATCTTCAGCGCGCAGTTGCCGACCACGAACACGGTGTTCGGCAGCACGCCAACTGGACCTCGGACCGTCGGGCCACAGGATTGGCGGACTTACGGCATGCGGCCGGAACTGAGCTTCTTCAACCATGTGCCGAAGCGCTTCGCCAAGGGCGGCTACGCAGTGTCCGGAGCGGGCAACGGTCGCAGCGACAGCATCCCCGCCGAACTGTCCGATGGCGAGTACGTTGTCGACGCAGAGACAGTCGCGCTTCTCGGCGACGGCAGCAGCAAGGCTGGCGCGGAGCAACTCGACAAGCTCCGCGTTGCGGTGCGCAAGCACAAGGGCAAGAAACTCGCGAAGGGCGAATTCAGCGTGAAGGCGAAGTCCGCCGATCGCTATCTCAAGAACGGGACCGGATAGATGGCGTTCACCGATTTCCTCACTGAAGGCGCTGCCATTCCCGCGGGATCAGCGGTAAAGTCGCTTACCAGCCAGACGGTGCTGCCGGACTGGTACACCAACTATGCGATGGACGTGCTGTCGTCGCAGAAGGCGGCAGCGGCGACACCATACTCGACCTACGAAGGGCCGCGCATCGCCGGTTTCAACCCGGCGCAGCAGGAAGGCATGAATCGCACGATGGCGGCGGCTGGTGCCTACCAGTACCCTCTGGCGCGTGCGACGCAGGCGACGCAGGACGCGATGGGCCGGTCCACGCTGGACGTCGCCAATCCGTTCTTCAAGGGTGCGCTCAGTTTCAACCCCGCCGTGTCGGCAGCGGGAGACTACAACGCTGCGCGCGGCGCACTCAACACCGCATCCGGTGTAAGTTCAACCGGCGCGGCATCGCCGCTCTATGCCGGCGCCCTGTCGCTTAGCCCTGCGGGTGCCGCCGAGCGCAACTACGGCGGCGCGGAAGGACTTATTGCCTCGTCGCAGGGTTACAACCCGGTCGGCGCGGCGTCTCCCTACTACAGCAGCGCGGCCAGCATGTCGGGCGCAGCCGCTGCGCAGCCGTATTTCGGTGCCGGCACGAACGCGCTGGCGGCCAGCACCAATCCGCTCGGCTTCAACGCAGCCATGCCGTACATCGATCGCGCCGCCGGGACGGTCGAGGACGTCAACTCATACATGAACCCCTACATCGATTCCGTGGTCAATCGGATCGGTGAACTCGGCCAGCGCAATCTCGTCGACAACCTGATGCCTGCGCTGGAGGGACGTTACATCACGTCTGGCCAGTGGCGCGGCTCCGGCCAGCTCACGGACACCATGCGCGCCGTGCGCGACACCGCCAACGACATCCTCGGCCAGCAGTCGAACGCGCTCTACCAGGGCTATGTCAACGCGCAGAACATGAAGGGCTCCGATCTCAACCGTTTCGGCACTCTTGGCCAGACGGTCGGCAGCCTCGGCCAGAACCAGCAGAACATCCTCGCCAATGCCGGCACCGGTATCGCCAATATCGGCAACATGGCAGGCGATCTGACACGAGGCCAGCAGGACGTGCTCGCCAACATCGGCACCAACCTGGGCAGCCTTACGGCGGGCCAGCAGCGTTCTGCGCTGGACGCCGCTGGCGCGCTGGGCGATCTCGGCACCAACCGCGCTGGCCTCGTGAAGGACCAGCAGGACCTCATGGCCAGCATCGGCACGAACCTCGGCAATTTCGTCAACACCGATCGGAGTGGCGCGCTCAGCACTGCTACCGGCTACCAGAACCTCGGTGGTGCGGAAGCGGCGCTCGCGCAGGACGAGCGCAACTACCTCACCGACCTCGGCCGCACGAGTGCCGATCTCGCAGGTTCGGATGCTGCGCGGCAACTCACGGGCGCAAGCCAGATGGCCAATCTTGCGGGCCTCGCTCAGCAGTACGGCCTCACTGGTGCCGGCGCGATCACGGCAGCCGGAGACAAGCAGCAGGCACTCGATCAGGCGAACCTCGACCTGGCCTACCAGGACTACCTGCGCCAGCAGGGCTACCCGCAGGCGCAGATCGACGCGATGCTCAACACGTTCAAGGGCGTCTCGGCGGGCGTGCCGACAGCGACGCAGGAGTACGGCATCGTGCCGAGCGGGCAGCAGCAACAGTACAAGCCGAGCACGGCATCGCAGATCGCAGCTGGCGCAGCCGGCCTGGCTGGTCTCGTCGACGCGGTCGGCAATCTGTAGGAGGACGGCGTGCCCACTATCTCGCAAGAAGACTGGATGCGCATGGTCGAGGGCCTTGGGCCCGACAAGGCGGAAGCGTGGCGGCAGGCGCAAGGCATCGAGGTCGGGATGCCGAGCGCAATACCGGACGCAGGCGCGGAGGCGCCGAGTGGCGCGCTGGCGGTCCCTGAGGATGAGGAGGCAGCGGGCGGAGCGCTTGGCGGCGATGGTGTGGATCGGATGACGATCCTCAAGGACTTGCAAGCACTCCAGCGAGAGGACATCGACGCATCGCGGAGCGACCGCGACTACCGCCGCCGCATGTTCGAGCAAGGTCGCGCCGAGCTTGAGCGGAGGCGCCTCGGCCCGTCGACTTCAGAGCAACTGTTCGCACTTGCAGCAGCGTTCTCGCAGCCGCAGCAGTACAAGGGCTTTGGCGGCATGATGGCCAACGTCATGCCGGTACTTGCCCGGATGTCGGGCCAAACGCGAGAGGCCGACCAGGAGCGCACCATGGCGTTGCGCAAGCTGGAGCAGGACTACATGGGTGACGAGCAGTCGCTGTCGCGCGGCGAGCGCGGTTCGCGGCGGCAGTACCTGACGGCCATGCTCGCCGCTACCAAGCCGAAAGCGCCAGGCAGGCCAATAGTCAATCCGCTCACAGGGGAACTCATCGATCCTGACACGTTGGAAGTCCTTCAGGTCAATCGAGGTACGCCGACGACAAAGACGGTAGGCGGGGCGACGTACTATCGCGGTGCCGACGGGTGGTACGACAACCAGGAGGAAGCCTCGGCGTCCTACGGCTCGAAATCCGGAGGTCCGACGCAGTCCGCGTCGGGCGGCTTTCGGCGTTAGCGGCCAGACCATCGACGACGCGATCGCCTTCACGGAAACCGGCAACCGCAATTACACGTCGAGCGGCGCGCCGTTGACGTCGCCCAAAGGCGCCAGGTTCGCCATGCAGGTCATGCCGGAGACCGCGCGGGATCCCGGCTTCGGGCTGCGTCCGGCAAACCCGAACGACGCGAACGACATGAATCGCCTCGGTCGCGAGTATTGGCGCAAGATGCTCGAGCGCTACCGCTCGCTGCCGAAGATGTTCGGTGCTTACAACGCAGGCCCGGGTCGTGTAGACCGGTTGCTGGAACAACACGGCGACGACTGGCTGCGCTACGCGCCTGAGGAGACGCAGAAGTACGTTACGGCCAATATGCGCCGCGTCAGGGGGTACTAAATGGGCAAGGTCACTGATCCGGAACTGCTTCGCGCGCTCAATGCCGAAGGCCCGACGCTCAAGGAGCGCGACACCGAGGCGGGCATTGGCCAGAGCCAGGCCAGCGCCGAGAACCTCGGCGAGAATGCTGAGACCGAGCGACAGACGCGCCCCTACAAGGTGCGCAAGGTGGCGGCCGAAGCTGCGGCAGCCGAGAAGACAACGGGCGTTCCAGCGCTGACACCGGGCCAGCAGGAAATCGACAAGCAGTTCGGCGACGATTATCTACAGTGGGCAGTGCGCGGCGGGCGCGGCGATTTCCAGAAGTCCAAGGCGCAGTTGGAGGACGCACTCACCAATCTCGGAAAATCGGACGCGATTTCTGGCCCGGTTGTTGGCTCGCTTCCGGAATGGCTGCAAGCCTTCGTCGCGCCGGACGCCATCAAGTACCCCGAAGAAGTGCAGGAAATCGCGCAGCGCAATCTGCGCGCTATCCTCGGCGGCCAGTTCGCCCAGAAGGAAGGCGAGCAGCTCATCGCTCGCGCGTTCAATCCTAAATTGGACGAGGCGACCAACCAGGTCCGCGTGCAGCGTCTGCTTGGCGCACTGGTTAAGGCTGCGCAGTCCAAAGAGGACGCGGCGAAATACTACGAGGAGCATGGCACCCTCGTCGGGTGGAAAGGATCGCTCCCGTCCAAGTCTGATCTGGACATCGACTACGACAAGGTCGTCGAAGACGAACTGGGTTTGTACGATCCGAATGCCGCTGTCACTGATGAGGGTGACAAGAACGCTGTCGGGGGCGCTGATGGCGGGGGTGGCGCCGGCGGAGGCGGTCCGGACGGAGGCGCGCCGCCGGACGACGGTGGCCCAGGCTACGACATGTCGACTATCCTGCGCGGCCTCGGGCAGGGTGCCGGAAGTATGGTCGAAGCGGCAGGCAGCATTCCCGGCCTTGCCATCGATCCGGTCATGTCGCTGGTCTACAAGTATGCGGGGTACAAGCAACCATACAACACCGGTGAGGTTCTCCGCGAGGCCGTCGGCCTGCCCGACAATCCGAATGCCACCTCTGATCTGTTGATCAAAGGTGGGGCGTCCGGTCTGTCCGGCGCGGGCGCGGCCACCGGGCTGTCGCGACTGGTCAACCCCGGCGCGCTCAAGACCGCGCTCTCGCTGTTCGGAGCGACGCCGGGGCGTGATGCTGTTGCGGGTATCACTTCCGCTGGCGCGAGCGAAGTGGCCCGGCGCAACGACTTCGGTGTACCGACGCAGATCGCCGCCGGCCTCTTTGGCGGCCTCGGCGGCTACGGCAGTGCGAGCCTCGTCAATCGCGCGGTAACACCGCACATGCAGACCGCAGTCGGTCAAGCGGCAGATCGGCTCAAGGTCGGACTGCTTCCGGCCGATGTCGGCGGCTCCGCCACGCGCATTATGACCAATGCGGCACTTGCGTCTCCGTTTTCGGCGGACATGGTCGCCCATGCCGCCGAGCGCACGCAGCGGCAGCTAGGTAACGCAGCCGGGCGCGTCGCGCGCCAGGTCGGCGGTGGCGATGTCCCGACGACAGACGTTGCTGGCGAGTTCCTGCGCGGCGCCGCGAAGCGCTACAACACCAAGACCCGTGATATAGGCAACACGCTGTACAAGCAGGCGTGGAAGGCTTCGGGCGACGTAAAACTTCCAGCTCCGAACACGATCAAGGTTATCGACGGCTTCCTCAAGGACCTGCGCGCCAACCCTGAAACCAATGCTTCGGCGATTAGCGATCTGATGAAGATACGGCGCGATCTCGGCCGTGGCCAGACTGCTGAGCAGATGCACAACCTGAGGTCGGAGACGTCCGGTGGCGTGTTCGACGGAAAGTTGCGCAGCAACGCCGAGCAAGGCCGCGCCAAGGCTATCCGTAGCGCCATGACGCAGGACATGCTCGGGTTCTTCGACAACAACTTCATGCCCGGAATCGCCAACCGCATTCGCAAGGCCGACAAGTTCCACGCCGAGAGGGTCGAGCACATCGATTCGGTGCTGCAGCCGATCATCGGCAAGGAAGGCTACAAAGGCGGCGAGCAGATTATCGAGTCGGTCGAAAGCATGGCCCGCGGCAAGTTCGGCGGCAATCTCCGCCTAGGCCGCATGATGAAGGAGATGACTGAGCCCGAGCGCCAGCAGGTGCGCTCGGTCATCATCGATCGTATCGGGCGCCCAGCCGCTGACGCCGAGTTCTCGCCGGTGACGTTCTTCGGTAACTGGCGGAAGATGACGCCGCAGGCCAAGGACGGGATGTTCCCGGACGGCAAGATGCGGCAGGCGCTTGATGATCTGGCCAAACTTTCCGAGAGCACGAAGACGTCCAAGAACGTCGCTGGCCACACCATGCACAAGGGCATCTTGGGCGGCAACATAGCGCTGCAATCCCTGTGGGCAACTCTGCACCCCATATCGTTCATGGTTGGCGCTGGCTCGCAGTTTGCAGGCGGTGCCTTGCTGTCGTCGCCAAGGTTCGCGCGCTGGCTGGCGCATGCTCCCGTGCTCGATACTCCGGCCAAACAGCGCAAAGCACTCGACCAGATCGGCGTGATCGCGTCGCAGGATCCGATCATTCGACAGGACGCACTCGCGTTCCGCAATCATCTGGAAAAGTCCTTCGAGCAGTCACCAGGGATGGCCGCCGCCGCCGAGGAGGAAGAAAGCGACTGAGGGTGCGAACCACCACAGGACAAGTGCCCAAAGCCAGAACCGCAGGCTCAGGAAGGTCCGCACTGGCCGTCGGCCTTACGGGCGTCCACGATTGCCGAAAACAACGCGGCACCAAAAGACGTCTCTATGGCGCCGACAAGTTTGCCGTCACGCTCGCGGATCAACGCCACCTCCCAGAAGTCCTCTGGGGCGAGGATGGATCGCCGGCGCATGATCCGGTCGAGCAGCCAACCGTCTACTGGCTTCTGCAGTTCGGCGAGCGTCATAGCTAACGTCTCCTTTCCATAGCTTCTAGAAGTACCTCGCGCACCGACCGCTTAGTCGCCAGCCGCTCGAACACGACCTCGTCGACTGTGTCTGTCGCGATGAGATAGTGGATGTAGACATTGCGGTCGTAGCCGCTCTGCTTTTGCCGCTGCGGACCGATGCGCTCGATAATCTGGTCGTGCAGTTCGAGGTCCCATCCTATGCCGTAGAAGACGAGGATGTTGCCGCCGTCCTGAAGGTTCAGGCCGTGTCCTGCCGACGCGGGGTGCGCCACGAGAACCGGAATACGGCCGGCGTTCCAGTCGGCCTCGGTCTTCGGATCGGCGTCGAGATGCCGCGCGGACGGGAAGCGCTTGAGGATGCGTTCCAGTTCCGGCTGGTAGTTGTACGAGACGAACACGGGCGTGCCCGCCGCTTCCTCGATCACGCTCTCCAGCGCGTCCAGCTTGGCCTCGTGCAGCGCCTCGTAGGTGCCGAACTCGTCGGTGAATATGTTGCCGCCGGTGATCTGCAGCAGCTTTCCGGACTTGACCGCCGCGTTGGCCGCCTCGACGCCTTCCGCACCGATGTCGGCCCAGAAGTTCTTCTCCATGGACCGGTAGTGCTGGCGCACCGCGGGAGGCAACTCGACCCCGATGATGTTGCGGATCGGCTCATCGACATCAAGGCCGCGCACTGTCAGGCATATGTCGCGCAGCTTGGCGTGGATCTCGCTCTCGGCGTGGTCCAGCACCTCCAGGCTGTAGCCGTCGTAGCCCTTGCGGAACCAGCGCTGCTCGAAAGCGCTGTACGTGCGCCCTAGCCGCTCGCCGTGATCCTGAAACCACGCCGGACCCCACAGGTCCTTCAGTCCGTTGCTGCCAGGTGTTCCTGTCAGGTTGATGAAGCGGTCGACGCGGGTGTGTGCCACCTTGCCAAGGGCCCTGGGGTTCTTGGCGCCCTGCCTCAGTCTGAAATTCTTGAGGCGTGTCGATTCATCGGCGATCACCGTCCGGAACGGCCAGTCGGCGCCGAGCTTGTCCACGAGCCACTCCAGCGATCCGTAGGGCAGCGTGTAGATATCGGCCGGCTTGCGAAGCGCTGCCTCGCGCTCGGCTGCTGTAGCGCTCGTCTTCGGATTGCGCCGCGCGGCGATCGGCGAGACCCGCAAGTGCTGCGTGTGCTCCCACTTGGCCACCTCGTTGACCCATGTGCTGTTGGCGACACGCAGAGGCGCCAGCACCAGCACCGGGAAGATATCGTCGCAGTAGTCGAGCTGTGTCAGCGCGGTAAGGGTCGTCACCGACTTGCCGCCACCCATCGGCATCCAGAGCGCCGGACGGCGCACGTTGCATAAGAAGTCCAGTCCGTCGCGCTGGTGGGGGTGCGGCTCGAATATCCTAGCCATGCCAGCGGCTCTCGTCACTGATGGCAGCGACGATACCCCGGAACCGGTCGTCGCTCGCCAGGCGCTCTTTGCTGCGCGCTACTGCGTTCAACACGCTGGTGTGGTCGCGGCCTAGCTGCCTGGCGATATGAGACAGCCCGGCGCCGTTCTGGTGGGCTACGTAGATAGCGGCAAAGCGCGGCTCGACATGGATGTTGTAACGCGATCCGTTGAACACGTCTTTCTCGCAGACGCGGGCTACCTTGCACGCACGCAGGACCAGTTCACGAACGGTGGGCTTTGGGGTTGGCGCTGTCACAGGAATGTCTGGCCACTGCGCAGCGCAGCCGCGACAGCTCGCGCTTGCGCGGTAGCGTCGTCCAGGGCATTGTGATGAAGCAAGCCCTCGCGCTTCGGCTTGCGGTTGTTGAGCGCGAGGACCGTGCGGCAGCACCGGACGTTCCAGAACTGCCACGGCGCATCGAGGCAGACCGCGCCAAAGGCGCACCGAAGCAGCACCTCGTCGAAGTTTGCGCCGTGCGACCAGAAAAATTCGCTTTTCGTAGCGCGCCACCATTTGTCGAATTCAACAAGAGCCTGCGCCAATGGAGCCTGATCAGGTTCGAGGGCAGCGCGAGCCTCGGCTGACTGATCGTCCCACCACTTCTCGGTCACTGGATCGACCGCGAGACCAACGGCCTCGCACGATTCGCGGGTTATGTTGCGGTAGAACTGGTCTGCCGTCTCGCCGGTCTTGGGATTGAATACGACAGCGCCGATCGACCGCAGCGCCGATCCCGGCTGTGTCCCCCATGTCTCGAGATCCACCATTGTGTGTTTCACGATTCGCTCCTTTTGGTTGCAGCGATGGCCTGCTCGACCGACGCTGTGCTGTTGACGACATATACGGCAAAGCCGAGACGGCGCAGACGGACGACTTCGCGGCCCTGCGGGCTGTTCCAGTCGATGTCCTCACCCTCGCGCTTGCACTCCACAAAGGCCAGACGCGGATGATCCCAGCCCATGATGTTGTCGGCCGCACCGCGGCGCCCTATCCAGCGCGCCTTGCGTATCCAGCCGCCCTCCTCCTTCACCCGCCGGCGCAGGTAGTTCTCTATGCGTGCTTCCGGGCGGCCCATCAGTCCAGCTTCGCGTATCGCTTCATTTCGTGCCCGGCTGCCGCTAGAGGCAGCCCGACAGACCATGAAGGGTTTGTTGCCATGAGCGCGCTCAGTTCCGCCGCCGTATACTCGGGCGTGTCCGGCACCTCGGTGATCAGTTCGTCGTGGACCCGGGCGACTACAGCATAACCGTGCTCCTCGGCGCGGGCAAAGCCGTGCATGAACACGTCTCGTGCTATTTTCTGAATACTATTTTCAAAAAATTTCGCCCCATATGAACGAATTACGCCCCACTTCTTAGTATATTGATCAACTCCGTCGTAGCGAATTTGTGTGTCCGACTTGCCTGTGCCGTCACAATCCAGGCATACGACCATCTTCGTCGCGTTGGCGACGCCGGTCTCCAGATGCTTGCCGGTGCCCTCGCAGCGCGCGCACACCGTCCCAACCTGTGCGTTCGGGTAACTGAGGTAAGTGCCCGACGGCATCCGGATGCGCAACCAACCGTTGACGCTATCGAAGCGCAGCATTCCGTTGACCTCGAAGCTCTCGTCCGGAAAGCGGATAGCCGCCTTGGCCGCATCCTCGATCGCGTACCACGTGGAAACGATGCGCGGGTGCTGCTTGCGCCAAGCCTTGACGATCTCGACCACACGGTCTTCCGGGAGCACGACACCGAAGTTCGCACCCATCGTGGTAAAGGCCCCTACGGCACCGCCGTAAGCGCAAGCCAACTCCGGAACCTTGCCCTCGTTCTGGCGCTCCAGCTTGGTGACATCCTCCGGGCGCTTTCCGAGGATGCGCCCGGCGCCGATCTTGTAGAGGTCGTGCCCCTTGCGAATGGGCTCGCCTTTCTCGTCGTGGCCGAGGATCGTGTCGAAGTCGCGAAATGCCTGCAACTTCCATTCTTCTCCTGCCAACCATGCCGCGACACGGCCTTCGATATTTGACAGGTCGGCGACAACCAGTTTGCAGCCATCATCGGCTACCAGCAGGCCGCGGATCGCGTTGACGCACATCTCGCTAACGGTGGTCATAGATCAGCGCCTCGCAATCCATCTTCATCGCCCTGATGCCCGTCTCGATCTCGTGCGGCTTCAGCGTCGGCCTCGGCAGGTTCTGCAACTGAACAAGCCTTCCGGCATCGCGCGACGTGCGCGACGCGCCGCAATACTGCGTCATGCCGCGCAGCCTGCCGTCGGGCGACACCGTGCGGAGCGCGGCCTTGTACTTCGCGGGAGAGGCCGCTGCGGCCTGCTGCCGCAGTTCAAGTATCTCACGCACCACCGGGTCGATATCGCTGTCCAGCAGATCCCGCACCGTCCCCTTCTGCAAGTTCGGCAACTCGAAGCCCAGACCCTCGTTGATGAACTCCAGCAGCCTGTCGCGCTGTGTCAGCGCGCGGACAGCCCCGCCAGTCGCTTCCGCTCCTTCCGCTGAAAGATGCTTCTTGGTGCGGTCGAAGGCGCGCAGGGCAGCCTCAGCCAGTTCGAGGTCGATCCGCACGCCGCGCTCGTTGCTGCGCTGGTCGAGCATCTGGATGTGCCGCTCGAACGGCGTGTCGTTCCAGCGCGGTATCCTGCGCAGCACCTCGCGCATGGCCGTAATGTCTGAGGCTGCGTAGGTCTTGAAAGCCTCCCACTCAACGGGGTGCGTGTCGCGCGTGGCGCGATGCACCTTCCGGTTCTTCGGCTGCGGCTTGGTGAACAACTGGATCAGCTTCTTTCCCGCCTTGTCCTTCGCCAGGTCGAACGGCACGTCGAGCACGCGGCACAACTCGCCCAGACCGGCCGGCAGGCTGTGCTGCAATGCGAGGATCGATGTGTTCAGCACTTTCTCCTGCGGCACGTCGAGACCATGCTTGCGCAGCACGACCGGATCGAAATCGCTCTTGGCGTGGACCACGATCTGCTCCGCGCGATCCAGCATGGCTTGCAGCATGGACGCGTACACCTGCTCCCACGCGCCTACCGTCGCGTCCCAAACAACAACGTCCTCGTCATCCCACGCCCACGCCACCAGCAGCACTTCGGCTCGCTCGGCGTAGGCATAGGTGCCGTTGGTTATCGGCACGTCCGAATAGGTTTCAAGATCGAGAAAGAGCGTCTGTCTGCTCACGGAAATCCCCCTGCTCTTAGCTGAGCCGTGCCGAGGTGTCAGCAACACGAGACGTCCGGGGAATGAAGACTACCTATGTTCCCCGGCACGGCTCGGCTAAGAGCAGGGTGCGCCGGGGCTGTTCGAGAGGCGATTCCACAATCGATCTCTCCCCGGCGCACCCAAGTATCTAGCATCTATGGAATCGACGTACAAGCACCAACTTTAGACGTAGCTCATGCCGAGCGCAGCCTTGTAGACGTCGAGTACCTCCTCCATCTCGCGGCGATCGTCAGGCTTCATCTTCCGCAGGCGGACAATCTGCCGCATGATCTTGGCGTCGTAGCCGACCGCCTTGGCCTCGCTGTAAACATCCTTGATGTCGTCGGCGATGCCCTTCTTCTCCTCCTCGAGGCGCTCAATGCGCTCGATCAGGAGCCGAAGGCGGTCGTCGGTCGCGCTGGAGTTGTGCCCTTCCTTCGCCGCGGCCATCAGACGTACTCACCACCGCCGGAGCCGGCGTCTAGCGTGTCCTCGGGCTTCTTCGCCAGCGACGAGAACTCGTCGGCAGACGCCGGCGCAGCGCCACCGCCGAACGACGGACCGTCGTCCGCGAACATGACACCGAGCACCGAGCAGTTGATGCGCCGCCCGAAGCTGTTGTCCTGAGCCCAGATTTCGACCTTGGCGTGCACGCGGCAGCCCGCGTACAGGATGCGCTCGATGTCGCTCTTGTCGGTGATCTCCTTGCCGTACTTGTCGATCGCGGTCGGACGCTGCTTGGCGTTGCGCATGCCGATCGAGAACGAATCCTCGAAGCCGTCGTAGACCTTGCCGGTCTTCGAGCTGCGGTACGGCGACTTGAGGAAGAACAGCTTCTTGTCCTCGCGCAGCACCTGGAGCACGTCGGCGGCCTTGTCTTTCCACTTCTCGCGGGCCACGTCCTCGATCGCCTTGTCGATCACAGCGACGTCAGGGTCGCTCGGGTCGATGATCAGGCGACCACCGTAGGCGGGCTCGCCTTCGCCGATCGACTGCGGGGTTGCGAGCGCCGGGAAAGCGAGCCGCTTGTTCTTCAACATCAATTGCATATTCTTTACTCCTCAACTTGTACCAGCGCGGCGAAATCCTCCGCACTCGCTGCCAGCGTGACTGCTGGCCGTTTGTCGGAGACCGGAGCCACCGACGGCTTTCCTTCGGACCGGACGACGAGGTGCTCCATCTCGGACCACTTCTTCGCACCGCCGCGAAGTTTCTTGATGCGCTTTTCCGCTTCGGTCGGCGAGATCACGTTCATCGTGTGTATCTCGGGGATGCGCATCTTGAACTTGAATTTCATCACCTCGGCGGCTGCGTCGTCGTCGAGCCACTTGCGCGGCCCGGCGCGGCCCTGCACCAGCTTGAAGCCGTCCACTGGCTGCCCGGCAGCCAGTATCTCGAAGACCCGCGCGCGAACCGCCTTACACCATTCCTCGACGAGATCGACCTTGGCCATGGCCACAGACAGGTAGTTCGGTGAGGTCTCGCCAGTGACTTCGACAGGCACGAAGGCAGCGAATTCATCGACGGTCGCGGGCTTGAGATCAACAGCCGCGAGCGTTGCCATGACTTCCTCGCGGATGGCCGGGCACGTCGCTTTGGCGCGGCAGAACTTGCACTGCTTCTCGCCCGGGTTCAGGTACTTGCGAAACTTCGCGTCGTCGATCATGGCGACCTCGGCGGCGCGCACGAGGCGCGCGCCGTCCGAGACAACCTCGCCAAACTCGTACAGATCGTTGACCGGGATAGTCCAGGTCGTCTGCGGCGAGATGTAGTTGCCGATCCTCGGCTGGTCGATCGCCATGGCTACCGTCTCGAAATCGGTGAACACGCCATAGCGCTCCAGTGCCCCGAGTGCGTAAATCTGCATCTGCTCGTTGTCGGCCGCGAGGACCTCGACACCACGACCATACTTCAGGTCCGCTATGCGCAGCTCGGTGTTGTCGATGACGACAACGTCCGAAGTGCCAGCGGCGCCTTCCTCTCCCGTCAGGTGCCCGATCGGTACACGCTGTTCGACCATCAGCGATGCGCCTGCTGCGTAGGCACGGACGCGCCCGCAATAGCCCAGCACGTAGTCGACCATCTCTTGCGAGATAATCATGTGCGTGCCGTCGTCGAAGCGCCATTCCTGACCGACGTACTCCTGCAGCGCCCAGTTCTGGCCCAGGTGGCCGGCAGCAAGCTCGTGGGCCAGCGTGCCTTCCTTGGCATAGATCGACGATACGTCGGGGAACTCCGCCTCCAGCGGCACGCTGCCGGGGCAGCGCAACCACCGGTGGGCGGAGGATGGCGAGAGCTTGGCGTGCGTCGTCACCGTCTCAGTCCTCCAGTGCGTCGCGCAGCGCTGCTGCCAGCTCGTCCCACTGCGCTTCAGGCACCTGGGTCGAGCGCTGGACGCCGAACTCACTGAGAACCGCCTCGATACCTTCCTTGCCACGCTTGTCGACGACGCTCAGCGTCAGTTCGCGGATGGTGTCGATCGTGACAGGCGCGGTGTCAGACCCAGCGGCGGACGCGGTGGTCGCGGCAGAGGTAGAGGATGACGTTGCTGGCGCGTCGCTGGCCGCGCTCGGCTCGACAGTCTTCGCACCAGACCCAGACTCCCCCTCGGCCTCAGCACTCTCCTGCTCGGGCTTGGGTTCGGTTGTCTCGTTCTGCACCTCGGTCACAGTGTCCTTGGTCGACCGGCGCGTGCGTGTCGCCTTGGGCTTCTCGGTTTCAGCCGGGTGTTCCGCCTGCGCGGTGTCGGCCTCGCTGGCGGAACCCACAGGGACCGGACACGGCGCGATCTCGTCCCCGAGGATGCTGCGCAGCTGCCTGCGGAGATCGTCACCGTCGGTGGCCTGGATATGAAGATTGATGTTCAACTGTTTTCTCCTTTTGCTTGCTTTCGCTGCAGCAAGCGAAGGCGCTCCTGCAGATCGACGATAAGAATTGCCTGCGCGTCCAGATGCTCCAACATCAGTTGCCGGGCACGCGCGTAGTTGCGATCAATGGCCTCGTGCGCGGCGATAGCGTCGTCGCTATCCCACGGAATAGTGCCTTCAAAGGCTTTCTCGTAATGTGCGCAAAGAAGCCTGTTAAGGCGACGCCGCCCTAGGCGGTCGGGAACCACAACGGTCATTATTCGCGTATCTCCTAATTGCTAAAACCAATCTGTACCCGCACCGTTAAAGTGCCTGCTTCAACGTGTCAAGCACTCACTCACAAAAAACGACACGGCCATGCGCAACGGCCACGGGTGCGTCCTTGCCCTTGGTCAACGTGCTGATGGCGCGGACGACCAGGAACTTGCGGTTGTCCCGCTTCCCTTCCTCTGGCGGGGGCAAACCGTCCGCGCAGCGCTTCACGAACGTGTCGTAATCCTCTGCCTGCGCACTCGACCACTCCAGCTCGATCATCTCCAGTATGTGACGCTCGATGCGACCCCTGCGGACGAAGTTCTTGCGCGGCTGCTCGTTCTCGGTCGGTTTGAGTTCGACCGGCTCGACCGCGAGGCTCTCCAGCGGATCGCCGTCGGCGTCCATGCCGAGGTCGATCGTCGCCAGCCTGAAGCCGTAGCGGTCTCCGTCCCGGCCGTCCTTCATCTTCTCGATCAGTATTTCGCGCTGGCCGTCCTCGTGGCGGATGATCTCCAACTGCGCGGCGGCAGCACCTTTGATGCCGCTCCACCCGCGCGCGCCCTTGGACGCATCCTTGCCCGAGTGATGGACGAGCACGACCGTCGCGCCGGTGACACGAGCGATTATCTTGGCGTTGCCGAGTGCGACGCCCATGTCCTCGCCCGCGTTCTCGTTGGCCCCCGCTGTCATCTGCGCGAGGGTGTCGGCTATGACCGCCTGTACGTCGCCGAGCGCGACGATCGTCTTGACCAGTTCCTGCACGTCTTCCTTGTTCATCAGGTTCGGTGCAGCATCGACGACCGCGACGTCGAGGTCCTCGGGGCGGATTCCGTGATGCTTGCAATATGCTCTCAAGCGCAGCGGCATGCCTCCGCCGCCTTCAGCTGCGACTATCAGCACGCGGCCCTTCTTCACGCGTCGGCCGTACCAGTCGACGCCGCGCGCCATGGCTCCGGCGAGATCCATCGCCACGAATGACTTGCCGGCTGACGGTGCCCCAAAGATCACGACCGGGTCGTCGCCCTTCGGCAGTATACCCTTTATCAGCCAGTCCAGTGGTGGCCTCTGGACGACGTCCGCCGCGCTTACCGCCTTGAACTTCCCGTCGAAGTCGCCCGGCGTGCGCGGTCCGGCGTTGCCGGGCGCCACTTGATCGGCAACCGCGCGCAAGTCGGCTTCCGTCAGCCCTGTTGCCTCGTTGGCCAGCTTGATGACGCTGGCCATCGTTACCTGGCGCTGGCCCGGTCCGGCCCGGCGCGTAAAGCTGTCCCATTGCTGCCAGAGCGCTTCCTCTCCGGGGTACTTGTGCCCCAGCGCCGACCAGTCGTTCCACAGAGAGAAGCCGGTGTCGTCGCCCTCGGTCTCGTGGTGCAGCGCCATACCGACGCGTATCCACTCGTCGCGGCCGATGTCCGGATCGAGTTGGCGCAAGAGGTCTTCCATCTGGTCGACGTCAAGGCCAAGCCTCGGTTCAAGCCCGATAAAAGGGTCATCGGGATCGGCCAGCTTCGGTGTGGAGGCACCGAAGCGCTTTTCGCACAGATCAAGGACAGCCGGCGTCACCGGCGGGATCACGTCCTCCAGTTCGAGAAGCTCGACGTGCGGCAGCGCATTGCCGGTCAGCGTGACGAAGCCGGTCGTGCTGAAGGTCTCGAAACCGAACTCGTTGCCCTTGGCCATCGACTTTCGGTTGCCGATGTTGCCGCGCATGAACGACCGCACGCCCTGGCCGGACGGACTGAATTCGCTGTAGGCGTCCTTGACGATCGCGCTCACTTCCGGAGGCAGGTGGCCGTCGGCGTCGACGCACTTGTCGAAGTCGAGCGCGACAATCCCCCACTCGGGCAGCGGCGCGAAACCGACGCCGTCCATGCCGAGGCGCTGAGCCGCGGCTACGGCTGCCGGAAACGTCACCAACTTCGACCGGTCCTCGGGCCCGCCCTGCCGACCGTGGCGCTTGCCGCCCGACGCCCAGTACGGAACCTTGAGCGGCTTGTCGCCGTTAGGGTTTATTTCAGCACGCCAGCACAGCCATCCAGGAAGCGCTCGCAGATCGGCCGGGGCTGACAGCAACTTATGGGCCGGCGCGACTCGCGCTACGTTATTCATGTCGGATGCACCCCCGTCCGCCATGTGTCATACGACCGCCATGAAGTCGTCAATCGCTTTCACCGCTCCGACGAATTGCGTCGCGGTCTCCGCGTCGAGGGCATTGCCGTAGGCGCGCAGTCGTCCCACTCGGGAGGGAGTCTGATCAACCAGCGGGAATGTGCCGGGTTCAACCGGCCGCCACTTGCCATCCCGGCAGTAGAGCCAGTCAGCAGCGTCCCGTCCGAGCATAGGCGCATGGGCGCGTCCAGTGCCATCGCCACTGTCTGCCGCGAGCTGTCCGTGTTGCCCGCCGGATTGTTGCCGTTCTGCGCTGGGGTGCCTGCCATTGGAGTTGGCCATCCCGCGAAGCTCGCCACTTGGTTGAGGCTGACCGTCGCCTTGCTGCCGTCGGGGCGCTTGCCGGTCGGGCTGGCGTCCTTCGCCATCTGCGATCCTGCCGCATTCCCGACTGTCGGCGTCGGCCACCCGGCGACACTCATCGCGGCCGTGCAGAGGTCGTTCGTCCAACCCTTGCGCCGCGCTTCCGCTTCCGCTCCCGCCCGCGATCGAACCGATTTGTCGGCGTTGCTCGCGCTCGGCGTCGGCCAGCCCGCCAGCGCTGCCTGCCTCGGCAGTTGATCCAGGCGTGTCCGGCTGGACCCGTCGGGGTTCACCCCCTCGACTGCCATCCCGGGCGTGTCCTTCCAATCTCTGCTGCTGCACGTCGACCAACCCGCCAGCGCCGCCGCGTCGATCATCGAGGTTCCGGTGTGGGCCCCTCTCGCTTTCTTCTGCGCATCGGTCTCCGGTGATCCGCGCGTCGTGTCTGTCACCGTTGGCGTCGGCCAGCCCGCGAACAACGCCGCGGCTTGGAGATCGCCGCCCCCGCTCGCCGTCCGACCGAGTTCCTGTTTCCGCTCCTGGCTCTCCGCCCCGCCCGTTACTGTTCTCGGCGTCGGCCAGCCGATCAATTGCGGCGAAGTAGAGGCGTTGGCGGATGTGCGCGCCGTCGAAGCCCGCAGCGCACAGATCACTCGCCCCGAAGGCGTAGTTCGTCCCTTCCAGGTCAGCCGATACAAGATCGAGCCAGCCAAGTCCGTCCTTGCTCGCAACCTGTTCTCCAGCAACGACTGGAGGTCGAAGTTGGGCGATGAGCCAATGCCAGTACGGCCAGAGGTGCCGCTCGTCAGCAAACCCATCGCCTCGGCCTGCCGAGCTGAAAGGTTGGCAGGGGCAACTGCCGGTCCAGATGGGTCTGTCGTCAGTCCATCCGGCGTTTCGCAACGCGTAGCTCCAGACGCCGATCCCGGCGAAGAAATGGCACTGAACGTAGCCCCGGAGGTCGTCTGGTTGAATGTCACGAATGTCCCTTTCGTCCACGTCGCCCGGTGCGATATGCCCCGCGCTGATCAGGTTGCGCAGCCATGCGGCGGCAAAAGGGTCGTGCTCGTTGTAATAGGCGCCCCGGCGCATATGGTATTCCCCTTTTGTCGAACGCCCCCTCCCGAGGGTGCGCCTTCGGATATCAGTCGAATAATTCGCGGAGCTCCGGCTTGACGAGAAGTCTACGGGGAATCCCGTAGAGGTCCTCGATCTCGAGAGCACGAGCCGGAGGGCACCAGCCGCGGACCGCCCACTGGCTGACAGCCTGGATGGTCACGCCTAGCTGGCGGGCAAGGATGTCGCGCCCCGTGGCATTCGGGTCGCGGGCGGAGGCGAGATCAATCGCCTGTTCGATACCTGTTTTCTCGGTCATGCTTTCTCTCGTATCACGTTAAACCACCTACTTCAACCACTCGGGTTCGACGAAATATGGCAAGGTCATGTCGTGCTCGACGGGGGCACCGAAGACCTCGTTAACGTCGACGAGCCCCACCTGAAGATGGATGTACAAGCGGCGCGTTTGCAGTTCGCGGTTGAGCGCCGGCGTGATCGCCTGGAGATGCTGGACGCACAGCGTGTTGGGCCTTGGGATGTGCGGGCAGCAGTGGTCGACCTGCATGTCGTCGATGTCCAGTCCGTGGATGAACTTGGCCGCCCACCGATGTGCGAACCAGCGTCGCCCCTCGTACCAGAAGGATCCATATGGGAAGTTGTGCCCGCGGCCCGATGTCTGGCCGCCTACCCACAGGACGCAACCGGTCTCCGGCTCGAAGCGGCACTTCTCTCTGAAACGCTCGATCGCAGCCCGCGTCGGCAAGAACCAGCCCCGGCGGTCCCGGTCCGGAGCGACGATACTACCGTGCATTAGATTCCCCCTGTTTCACCGATCAGTGTGCAATGAATGCCACATTTTTTCGCGTTGACCAACATAGCGCGCACGTCGCGCAAGCCCTTGTCCGCCCGGTCTGCTCGGGGCACACGAACGCGCTCGCGGGTCGCTGGTTTTCGTCTGTGATCGACGCCTGGCCGACGGGTTAGTCGGGATTAGGCGACAAGGCATCATGGGTCAGCAGTTTGACGGGAAAACTGCGGCCCAAAGACCCCATATGAACGTTGCCAATGCGATCCCACACAACAGGCCGGTGAAGGCCAAACCGTCGGCCTGTCGAGTGGCGTCATCAAACCCTTTGATGTATGCGTCATCGTGCGTAAGCATCGACGCTTGCGCGTAGCCGGCGCGGTATCCCTCATCGCGAACCTGTGAAATGATAGATTGGTCGGCCATCATCAATCCTCCTGCTGGTCGGGATTAGGCGACAAGGCTGCGCGGGCCGCCTTGACTTGATGTTGACACCACTGCTGGCACGACGAACCGGGATAGTCGTCCCCCACCTCTTGCAGGGCGTCTTCAAGGATGCCGTTCGCCTCCCGCAGCCGCGCATTCTCATCAATAAGAGCCTGTATCTGGTCGAACGCTTCGGCCGCGTCATCCTTCCATGTCACCCGCCAGAGAGGAGCACCGTCATTCGGGCAGACATCGCCGGCTTGGTCCCTGGAGGTGACCGTGCCGTCCTGCGCATTGAGGTTCATCTGCTGCAGGCGAAAGCCGCATTTCGCGCACCGCCACGCCCCTGGGACGTGGATGTCTGGATCGAAGCTCACTGCATCCACTCCTCAACCTCGTCCTCTGGATCGTAGTCAACCTCGCCAGTGCCGAGGCATTGCGGACAGTCCACGGTGTAGTCGTCCGGGGACAGGTCATCGTGGCCGACGAACCGGGAACGGCGGCTCGGTGTGACGCCGCAGACTTCCCCCGTGCCGTTGCAGCGCGGGCATTCAATGTCGTGGATCATGCGTTGGCTCCAGACCTGATCGCGCCATGAGCGCAATCACCGTGACAAGTTTTGTCGCCAACAATGGTGGGGCAACAGCCAAACCCGAGGCGCCTCCCGCAGTGGTCGCAACGCTGGAACATGCGTCGCAAATTGCGGGGAAGATCGAAGTTCACTTTCCAATGGTGGATGTGCCAGCGCGGGTGTTTCCACCATGGCTTGAAGCGGCGGGCCAACGCCCCCGCGATCAGGCGGATAGCTTCTTCGGCGCTGTCAACCGACGAAAGGTTGTCCAGCGGTGACAGGGCGAGGTCAAACGCGATGTCATCAACCCGACGCCGCCGGGTGATCCGCTTGCGCCAAAATTTGTTACATACCCCGTCCTTTCCATCCTGCCCATTCCACCATCGCCGCATTTCCAGCTCGCGCGCGACCATCAAGCACAGCGCCATGCAGTCTGCGGCGGGAAGCCGGGGGTATGAAATTTGCCTCTCGGAAATGCCTTTGTAGTAGGGGGCGAGCGTTTCAACCTTGCGCGCAAGAATCAGGTTGATCTCATGCATCGTTGTTTCGTCGCGCAGGAGATAGGCCACTGCATCGCCATATTCACGCGGGCGGCGATCAAACCATCCGCAGCTGTCATCCGTCCGCTGCCCTTCGGTGCGGAGTTCAGCATCAATGTGCCATATGTCGAAGCCGATGAATGGCTTTAGGCGCCACGCCCAACCACTGTATCCGGGGAAACTGCATACAAGTGTCTCTGGGTGGTATCCCATCACATCTTCCCTTCGCAGTGAAAGCAGTTGTTCGGCCCGCTCTCCATGGTGCTATCGACAATGTGCTTGCCGGTTGGCGATGACGGGCACTCATCGCCCCGGTTCCAGTTCGGCGGGGCTTCCACGACTGCCCAGCCTTCCCTTTCCAGAGCGCGCACAATGGCTCTGGCGCCGTCTCTCGGCCCCCAATCCACGTCGAGGCTATCCATGATGGCGTCGGCGATCAGGTCTTCCAGTTCTTGCCGGTCGATGTTCATTGCCTATGTCCTTTCGCAGGGTGTGCGGGCGCAGGTGCAGTGCCAGGTCATGGGGCGGGCTCGCGCTTAACGAAGCGCTTGCATCGCGCGCCATCGTTCGGTTCCATGTAACCAGCCTCGGGACGCGACGCCTTTGAGCTAACGCTATCAGGCCAGGTTTCGGTCGATACCCAAAGGCATCGCGCGGCCCATTTGGTCATTACCGCCCCGCGCGCGTTCAGGACTGCGGGCAGGTCGTAGAGCTTGCAGTCTCGACATCTAGCCATCGTTCCGCGCCTCCCCGCGCTGGGGTGGTGGGGTGGGGTCCTGCAAGGCGAGCGGGAAGCGTTGTCTGGCGACTACGCTGGGGAAGCAAGCGCAGGCGTAGTCGAACGCTTGTTGCGCCTCTGGCCAGCCAAATCCACGAACATAAAAGCCTGAGTTGGAGGCGCCACGCGTATCAACGGAGCGATCCCACCAGATGAAGGCGTACCAGAAATCGAGACCCCCAGCGGTCCAGAATACCTTGCCGTCATAGGAATCGGGATGCCGACCGTTCCTTAGCAGACCAGTATCCATAAGCGCGTCTGACCATGGCAGGTTTTCGACTTTGCGCGGGTCCCAAATCGTCCGCTCCTGAGGGCCGTGCAGGAAGTGCCCCACCCGCCCAAGGCAGCCGAAATAGAGCGCGAGCTTACCCTTTGCCTTCCCCGCGTCTATGGCTCGTTGCAGGTGGCTTCTTTCATCAGGGACCAAGATTGGCTCGGACGTCATGGGGTGGGCGCTTTCTCAATTATGTGACTGCCGCTACTGCTGTGAAATGCTTGGTCGAAAGCATACATTGCCTTCGCAGGGGTCTCACCAAAACCAGCGACGCCTTCCATCAAGTTCTCGCCTAGCAGCGCGCACCACATGTTACCGTCTTTTGTAAGTGCTGGTTTGAACAGAATACACGGTCTTTGCTGCTCCCAAGCAGCCTCCTGCCAAGCTATCTTAACCATGTCCGCGGCGTGGGATATAGCACCAGATGCTAGTCTAAAATGGTCGTCCATCGTCCTGCACTCCTAGTTCTTAGCGATGCTCATGGCGGCCAGCGCCTCGACGCTCGCGATCACGTCAGCCACGCGTTCCCAGCTTTCGATCATCGCGTCGGGCAGCTCGATCTCAAAGTGCTCGTCCAGCGCGCAGGCCAGCGACACGCGGTCCAGCGCGTCGAAGCCGATGTCCGCCAGCATCGCGTCAGGCTCGATCTCAGGCGCGCGCCAGCAGATGTGGTGCGCTTCGATCACCGCGCGGAGGATGGTGGTTATGTCGGCGGTGGGGTCAGGCATCAGGCGGGCTCCTCAACGAAGCCCTCATCGCCCTCGCGCAGATACCGCCAGCGCATCGGAGCAATCGGATTACCGACTGAACCATCGTCGTTCAGTTCGCGCCAAACCTTCCATTTCGGCCACCAGACCATTAGGGTCTCGAAATGCAGAACATCGCCCATGAGCGTGCCTGCATCGAGCGGCGCATCATCCATCGGGTGCCATTCGCCGGGCGAACCGCGGGCAAAGTCGCGCGCCACGTCCCAGTCGAATTCGCGCCCGCAATTGCCGGTGATCAGCGCGGGAATGCCTTCCGCAACGCACTGCGATATGATCTCTCCGACTTCGGTCGGGCTGTACGGCCCATAGCGGAAACCGAATGCACCGCGGGAGAGGATAACGAACCACTCGGCGTCTTTGAGAGAGGCGAGATAGTTCTCGTCTGGATTGGTATCAGTCATCGTATATCTCACCGGACGGGGTTATTGGCCCCGCCCGGTCCCTCGCTGGTCAATCGGCGACAATCCGCGCCTGTTCGGCAAACGGATCGTATTCGCGGGCAATGCGGAACTCGACATAGCCGGCGTCCAGCATGTGCGAGCCGTGCGGTTCGGGGGCGTCCTGGATGAGCATCGTCGGCTCATCGAGCAGCGCGTAGAGGATGCGCATCCCGGCAGGCGGCGAGGGGTGCTCCAGCACATCGACCGCGCGGTCGAGGATATGATGGTTCCCGCTCTCGCTGTGGCTGATGATCGGACGACCGTGCTTGTCCTTCTCTGCCATCGCCTTGAGACCTTCCGGCAGTTCAGTGACGCGGAAGACGGTGATCTCGCCCTGCGCTCCGATGATTTCACGCTTCATTGTAGTTCCTTTCATGTGCGGACTGTGGGGTAGGAAAATTCGGCGGGCGTGAGTCCGACGCGCCACGCCTGGGCTTCAATGACAGTCTTGATGTTGTCCGGGACGCCCTCAACTATGTCGCCATTTCTCGGACACCATGCCTTGAGAAACCGCCCTGGCTTTGGCAGACCTTCGAGCCGTAGTTCGATCAATTCACCGTGCATCGGGTCAGGATCGGCATCGATGATCTTGTAATCTAGTGCCGTCAACATTCTTGGCCATCCGATGCATGCGGCACCGGCAGCGCGAAGTTCGACGTTTTCCTCCCGCAGTATCTCGGTCGGGTCGATCGTCGCCCGCTCCATGATCCAGCGCTCGGGCAGGACAGTGCCGTGCCAAGCGTACAGCGACCAGCCATCAGGATAGCGGATCGCCGGGCCGGTCTCGCAGTGCAATCGCCCCTCCGCATCGAGGTTGATGCATTCAGGTCTGTCGCTGATCGCGGCAACGGCGGACGAAAACCACACCAGGCCGCATGTCTCAGCGATCTCCTGGTCAAGCAGGTAATTGGCGACAGCCTGCGTGTCAGCGCTGATCAGGCCATGTTCGATAAGAAACGAGACGTAAGCAGGCCATGCTGGCCAAAGCGAAGCGCCGCGATAATCATACACAGACAGACCGAATGTTTTTTCGATCTTGTCAAGCTCGACCTGCTGCTGGACCTGCTGCCTGACCTGCTGCTGGACCTGCTGCCAGACCTGCTGCCTGACCTGCTGCCAGACCTGCTGCTGGACCTGCTGCCAGACCTGCTGCCAGACCTGCTGCCCGACCTGCTGCTGGACCTGCTGCCCGACCTGCTGCCGGACCTGCTGCCCGACCTGCCGCTACACCTCCCGCCCGACCTGCCGCCCCCCCTCCTGGCCGGCCTACTGCCCGCCCCCCCCCGCCTCCTGCCGCCCGCCCCTCCGCTCCGCCTCCCGCCCCCCCTCCCCCGTGCCCGCGCACCGCT